ACGATTATAATTTTGAAAATTATAGTGATTAATTTTAACTTGATATTTTAACTTGACATTTTAACTTGACATTTTAACTTGACATTTTAACTTGACATTTTAACTTGACATTTTAACTTGACATTTTAACTTGACATTTTAATCAAAATTTATTATAAAACTTTCTTTTGTTTTATTTTTTGAAGATTTAGAATCAGAATCTAAAGACTTGTCATAATTATTTGTAATAACTTTAATATCTTGATCAATTGATTTTAATATATTTGTAGATAGAGATGTAGATAGAGATGTAGATAGAGATGTAGATAGAGATGTAGATAGAGATGTAGATAAAGATTTAGAAATAGTTTTAGTAAGAGATTTTGTTAGAGATTTAGTCATAGAATTAGAGTTGGAGTTAGAGTTGGAGTCAATAGATTTATTTTTTTCTATTTTTTTAAGTCTTTTACATTTTTCTTCTTTATTATATTTATTCATTGCATTATTAATTGTTTCATAATGTTTTTCTACACAATCTATAATTTTATTACTGATTGCCCATTTAAAAAAATTTAGCTGCCCGACAGTAGTAATAACTTTTTTGGATGGATCCTTTCTATCATAATTATAATAAAATTTTCTATCACGTCTAAAAGGATCAAAATTTTTTTTTTTATATGATTTTAATTGTGCTTTGTACATTATATTTATACTAAAATATTCTTTATCATCAATTTTAATATCTATATTTTTTTTAGAACATTTAGTTACAACCCATTCAAGTACACGTAATGAAATACAATCTTTATCATTTTTATCTTTATTTATAATTTTAACCATTTTATCAACTAGCGGTTGTTCACAATTTTTAAAAAATTTATCAATCATTTTAAAATATCTAAATTGTTTTTGAGATTTATTAAAGAAAACTTCTGGGTCAAAATTTTTTTCGACATTATCTGTATCTATACTATCGTCTGTATCTATACTGTCATTCTGGATGCTGTCTTGGATGCTATCGCTTTGATTTTCTGATAAAGTATCTAGTGATTCATTCGATAATTTTCTGCCTCGCATTTGAATATTATATTTAATATAAATAAAATTTATTTTAAGTCTTTTTACATATTAATTTACACATTAATTTACATATTAATTTACATATTAATTTTATTCAGAATCATAATCAGATTCTTCATCTGAATCTGAATCCAAGTCATTATTTGCTGGAACAACTATATCATCATTTTTATTTTTAGCAGTCTTTGTAACTTTCTTAACAAGAACTTTTTTAGTTTTTGCTTTTTCTTCTTTAATTTTAAGTTTTTCATCAGCTGTTTTAGAGATTTTTTCAATTTCTTCTTTGCTTAAATTGATAGCATCATCTGTTATAATTGTTTGTTGTTGAATATCTTGTTTAAATTTAGCATCTTCTTTAATATTTTCATTATAAATTTCTTCTTCTACTGTATCTTTGATGATAAATCTAACAACAGATACTTGTTTTGTTTGTCCAGTTCGATAAGCACGACCAATAGCCTGCCATTCTGTATTTTTACGGAATTCATAAGTACCATATACTGGATCTAATAGAATTACTTTTGAAGCTGCTGTAAGATTTGTACCAGAAGCAGCACTGGCTGATGACAACATAATAACTTTAATATTTTCATTGGATGAAAATTCACGAATAGCTTTATCACGTGTCCATACATTGCCTCTGCAAAATACATTTTTAACACTATAAGTATCTAAGACGTCACCAACTTTTTTAAGAAGGTCGTCCCATTGTGAAAAGATAATACATTTCTCTTTTGAATTTTTAATATAAAAGATTAGATTAGCAAGTTTTGTTCCAACTTTGGCAATCAAAGCAATCTTATCTTTAATTTCTTTGCTATTATCCTTTTTAATTTCGTTCAATTCGAATGAAATCATATAAATTTCTGTGGGTTTTACAGGTTTCATACATAGAGGACATTTTGGATTTGATTTAACAATTTCTTTGATACATTGATAACAGTACATGTGTCCGCATTTAGTAACACCTACATCTTCACCTGTGATATTATTAAGACAAATACTACACATTTCTGCATTATCATCGTCGTCATCATCATCATCATCATCGACATCTTCATTATTATCCATTTTAATTTTCTTTTGTTTATATTTATTAATAATTTGATTAATTTTATTCATCATATTAGTGAAAAATTCTGATGTAGAACGTTTACCTTCATATTCAGTTTTAGCTTTAGCTAATTTCTCTTTCCATTTATCAAGACCTTCATATATACTAATTAAAGTTTGTGGAATATTTTTAGAGAGTTGTTTCGAAATTAATCCTTTAATCATACTTTGGTTTTCTTCATTTACAATCATAAGAGGTTTTTTAATATCTTCTTTTGCGTTATTATCATCGTCAGAATTTTCGTTATCAGAAATATCATCTAAATCATCAATATTTTCATCAATAATATTTTCTTGTATTTCAAGTTTTTTACCATCAAATTCAGGATCAGAAATTTTTTCAGGATAGACTATTTCAATTCTGTATCCTTCTTGACGTAAGAATTTACGTTGTCTGCGAAATTCAGCAATTTTAATACGACGTTCAACCTTTTTAATTTTATAATTAATATATCTAATCTTTTTCTCTGCTTTATCTGTTTCATTTTTATTATGTGATACCATTGTTTTTTGGATATCTTCTGGTGTTTTACAAGAAGATAATTCTTGTTTTAGTTCATCAACAATACGAGGGTCATTACATAATTGTCTGAGAGCAACAGAATATTTGTCAATATTAGAATTTACAATATAAGCATTATAGATTGCACGTTCAGTTGGAGAGAATTTAAGTTTAATAATTTCTTCAACAAGTGGTTGTAGAGAATTTTCATCTTTAACAGATTTTTTGGTATTCTTTCTGAAAAATGATTTTAATATATAATTACGTACTGCATCAATATTAATAATTTTATTTAATTGAGCACTGACTGTATAATTTGTTGTAAAATCAATCATACTATTAAGACAAGCATCACTCTTATCAAAGGGAGTACCAGTAATACACCATTTATATTTTGATTCAATTAGTTTAACTAATTTGGAAATATGTTTATATTTATCTACAGTTTCAATCTCATGAAATTCATCCACACCAAAACGATGAAATCTAATTGCATTTATAAGAGGCTTTGTATTGAATAATTTTACTGGATTTTTTCGTATATCTTCAGCAATTTGTACAATAAGTTTTTTAACTGCATCATGATTATAAGCAGCAGAGTTTACATATGTTAATCCTTTTTTAGTTCCTGTTAATGGTTTCATCCATTCATCATAATAACAGTCATTACCAAGAAAATTATTTGAAACAATAACAAAATCTGCATCTAATAGATCCATATAAGTATATTTATCATGATGTATTTTTGTTAACATTGGTACTACTTTAATTCTATATTCTGGTATAATTGTTTTTTCGAATTCTCTAATCCATTGATTACATAGTTGATTGGGACAAAAGATAAGAGTTGCTTTACTTTGTAGTAGTGGTGTATCATCTGGAAAATAATTATATTGTGAAACTTGATTAAGAAGACAGAGAACAATCATTTGAAATGTTTTTCCTAAACCTACTTCATCAGCTAATAGACCACCATTAAACATTAATTTTTTTCTATCTTTTTGAAAGACGAAAGTTTTAAGACAAGTATCATATACAATATCACCAAAAAATATTTCAGCATTAAAACTATAATTTAGTTTACGATTTTCTAGTTCAGTTTTTAATAGCCAATTTACAGTTCTTTTTTGATAATCATATAATTTAAGTTTAGTAAAAGTTGGATTTTCTATAATTTCATCAGTAACATCGGCATTGGCTTCTGCACATGCAGTTTTAACTAAATCATTAATTTTTTTAGGTGTAACTTCAAGATTCATATTATTCATATACGAACAATGATAAGAACATACTTTTAATAGAAAATTTTTATTCGGTATAGAATTAATATTATTTTGTAATTTTTCATTATCAACAGATAGTAATGTAATCACAATATGATCATTACTTTGATTTTTATAATCGAACATATATAAGTTATAAAATTTAAAATCTAAATCTAATGGTATTATTATTTCACCCATCATAGAATTAAATTTTTGTATTACATCTTTACCTTCGAAGACCTGATAATCTGATGTGAATAATTCATTAATTTTTATAGAATTGTGTTTAGGATCATTGTATTTGTGATCATTATTGACTGATTTGTCACAGAATAAATATGTTTTACCTTCACTATTCATTTTATATATATAATTATATTTATTATGATTATATATGATATTATATAGAAAAATCAACTTTTTTTAAATTTGCTTTAGCAAATTAAAAAATGGTAATGAGTTGTAATTTATAAAACGGATCAACTTTTTTTAAA